ACTCAGACCGATACCATTTACGAATACGATCTTTCTAATCCGTACCAGTTTGGAACGGAAACCGATTGGATAGAATTTTTCCACAAGTTTTTCAGCGAAACCAGGGCTTTTTTTCAGGGTAATGGTGGCGTTAGGAGTCGGAGTCTTTACCTCAACTTGTGTATTTACTGATTCCTCAGCCTCTATAGGAATAGGCGCAGGATCATTTTGCCTGTTCCGGAATCTTTGAACCGCATCGAAGTTATCAACGTCGTTTCGATACTGTTCATAAACCGCGGATTGATCGTCTGCCTGTGCAATTGTAGTCATTTAGTCCTTTCGGCCTTCCTCATCAAAAACAGCGGTCCACAAATTTATGAGTTTCACTTCTAAAAGAAATTCTTCCTCATCAATTTCCCTGTTTGCAAAAGCTGTTTCTAGTCGGCTGCCGGCCCGGTTAACATCAAATTCTGTAATATTTTCCCTGATTTTATCCGTATTTAAAAATCGTGGTTTAATCAGCCTTTTCCTAAATACAGTTGCAGATGAGTTTTGAACCAGTCGAGTTCTTTGTACCAATTCGTCGGCAATATCCCTTATTTCTGTATTGGTAAGGTTAGGGTCGGTTATCCTTTCGTCAAACTCGGATATAGCCAGCGCCGCTCGATCCTCAAGGGTAGGGTCAAGTTTCTCAAATGCGCCAGCCAGGGGGCCTTCTGTTATGCCTATCCGCCTTTGCAGTATTCGCCGTTGTTGTGTTATCAATTTATTCCTGACGCTTTGAACCTTGCCGTCCAACCGGTCCTGATTGGTTTTATTCTGTTTCCTGAGATTCCATAGGGTTTCAGGTTTTAGTCGGGCCGTCGAATCATTGACAAAGGTTTCGATATCCTGGTCATTGGTCAGCATACTTGTTAAAATGGCAAACAAAAGAGGGTCATTTTCTATAGCCGCGGGGTCTGTTACCGCTTTCAATAGTTGAATAGCTTTATTTGGTTCCAGGTCCCCAGCTAAAACCATTTCCTCAATTTCTCCGGGTGTAATCCTTACCTTTTCAGAATTGGGATTTTCAATGGTTTCATAGGCGTCAAACAGGTTTAAATCTTGCTCGCGGACTCTGGCCTTTTCCTCTGCGGCCTCATTTTGAGTATTGACGCGGTTTCTTGCTGTCATTTTGGTATTGAGTAAAGCCAGCAATCCTTTACCCTCATCAGGTAAAACGTCCATGACATTTCGGGAAACAATTTGATCCCCTTTCTGGATGGGAACCCTGAAACTTCCATCCACAATAGTCATTAACGCCTTGGCCATATTGGGCTGATTATCAAACCAACCTTCAACTCCTGATTCCAGGGAAATGGCCTCAATGTTATCGACCTGGGCATCTATCGCCTTTTCATCAAAAAGAGGGAATTCGTTCCCCTCAAAGTCCTCACCCATTTCAAAGAAAGGGGCCAGCATTTCTGCCTGGACCGCTTCAAGTTCTTCCTCACTGGCTATCCGTAAATCATCTTCCTCGCTAAAACGATTTTTAGCTACGTCCCTCAATTTACCAATTAACTGAGCCTGTAATTCCCCGGCCTCAATATCAGCCTTGGTCCGGGTTATCTCAATGGCTTTACCATTGGCGACCGCTATTTTCTGGTTGAGGGACTTTCTGGCTTTCGCCTGAAATACCGGCCGCGCAAGTGCGGGAAGGGCATCAATAAACCCAGCAATTAAACCCTCGCCTTTGGTCTTTATGGCTTGGGGATTGTTCGGGGTTTCATTGGCAATGCGGTTTATATTGTCCTCTACGTTTATCTGTGTGGCTGTTGTAAACGCCTTTAAAGCCTCTTTCTGTCGGGCCTTTATCTCTGTCCTCTGTTCCTTGATTCGTTGCGCTTCTAAGGCCCTCTGTTCCCTGTCATTGGCTATCAGGCCATCTAATAGACCGGATGCTGGGCCGCGGCCACTTGAAACGGTTCCCCCTATTCCAGACGTACCCCCGCCAGAGACTTGACCGCCGAAATTAATTTTACTTTGTCTTTCAGCCATAATTAACCTAGAAATAAAGAAGCGGCGGCGGTAACACTACCGAAAATAACATCCCGTTTAGCCCTGCTTTTTGTTCTTCTAGACAGATTATCAACCTGCCTAGCCCTGCGCTTCAACGCTCCGGACCTTATGCGCGTCTGAGCCTTCCCTAATTGCACAGTAAAAGCGGCCTGTTTTGCTACGTCTGTCTGCGCCCTGGTTGCCGATCCGGACGCCGTTATCCCACTCGCAAATGCGGCTACAATATTGGCGGCTTGGACATCATTTAAGGTCTGTAATGCAATACCCGCTTGCTCTTGGCCTTTTAAAGTTTCCTGGGTAGCTTCAAAGTCAATAAGCTGTGCCTGATTCTTTTGTGATCTTGATACATCAAGACCCGCAAGACCCTGATTAACCCTATCAAACCCTGCCAGGAAAAGATTCTGGGTCTTTCCACCGGAGAAAATAACAGCGGCTTCCTCACTTGATGGAAGTCTAGGCCCTGTTACCGTTGACCTTCTATTGCCAATTGTGGTGGTCCGGGTCTGAGTGAATATATTTGATACGCTGTCCGTCATTATGTCCCTGTAGAAAGGTCGTAACCCAAACCTAAAACCGTCATGGCCAGAGGTTCCCTTTGCGCTATTGTGATTTGACCGAAATTATCCCAACCCAGCAAACCTCTTAATTCCTTTTCCCCGGTCTGCAACGGAATAGGTCTATCCAACACTTGAGGCAAGAACCTGAAAGGGACCAAAATCCCCTGCAAATAAAACCCCTGAGTCTCAAAAAACCGGACAGTACAAGAAGGAATTCTCTTCTTTTTTCCCATCGTTGTCCCCTCTGACAGCAAAACGTCTGCCGGTAAAGTCTGTACCAGGACATTAAATCCGCTGTCAAAGTCCACGTTGTTTTCATCCTGTAGGATGATATTCGGGAAAGGTAAACCAACTTGAAAATTATAGTGTGCTTCGATCGGGAAAATTAAATCTCCGTTAGCGTCAACAACTTGATTCTCATGCACAACGTCGTCAATGATAATTCCTACTGTTTCATTCGCTAACTGGGTCTGTCCTGTGATTTCTGTTATTGGCGTTGTGATTCCATTAAATTGAACTACCGCCGCATCAAACTTTAAATCTTTCTGGAAAAATTCTATCCAATCGGTTTCCGTTCCAAACTGGTACGGATTAGAAAGATCGTATTCGTAAATGGTATCGGTCTGAGTCCCAGCGGTAAACAGTGTCAGACCATCAGAGCTAAAGGTCATTCCTCTAGGCAAGTTATCTTCATTGGCTGTGCCAAAAAGTTCCCCGGTAAAGCTCGCCGTTGTGATATCAAAGGCCGTTGTCATGGCATATTGAATAATATTATCCGTCGCACCATCTATAATAAAGAACCTTAGACCATCTGCGCTCCATTTAACATCCTGGGCGTTTCCTGATTCTCCGACAATATCAAACTCATCCCCGGTAAACGCTGTTCCATCCTCAAACGTGAAAGCTGTATTTGCTGTGAAAAGATAGACCTTGTTATCAACGGCATCGACAACAATAACTTTTGTCCCGTCGGCGCTAAAATCAAAACCTGTAGGATCATCTGCAACCCCGGACAAATCCAAAGTAAATCCCGAATTCGTCACGTTACCTAGGAAAAGGCTGTTCGGGTCCTCCATATCATACTCAAGGATTAAATCTGTGTCCCTAGCAATAATAAACATTTTTGTTCCATCGGGACTTATAACTACGTCTTTGGGTTCCAGGGTTTCCCCTGAAAGGTTAAACTCATTCCCCGTATAAACCACGCGCTCCAAACTGAATGGAGTATTTAAAGCGTATTCGTAAACCTTGTCAGTTACCTCACTGACCACAAACATTTTCGTTCCGTCATTGCTCATTGCTACGCCTTGAGGATCGGACCCCGCACCCTGACTTACAGATAAATCCCTAAAATTTCCCGAATAATCTATAGTCCCGCCTGGCGTCCGGGTAACATGAAAATAGGTATCCTGGTCTGATACAGCAACGCCTTTGAATTTCCCTTGTGTGGTCTGCAATGACCATGCGTTAATCAATTCTGATTTCAAGACTCCGAAAACAGCCAGGGAAAAATCCTCACTATTCACAACCCAAATATAATTACCTTCCTCAGTATTTAATGATTTCTTAAACGCCGCGTCCGATGGGTTTCGTATTAAGTGGCTGGAAAATAATGAAACTACATTAGCCTCATAAGCCTTGACACCATCCACAAAAGAAAACTCTCTAAATGATTCGCCGCCCCTCTGGGTAAAGTAGACAACGCCATCAACGTCAAAGACAGGGATTCCACCGATTGAACCGATTGTGCTAGTCCGCCGTAAAGCCACGTTGTTAGGGGTAATTGGGTCGAACTCTGAAATAGGAATGTAGTATTCTGAATTATCCCCAAAGAATTGAAGATGCCGCCCGGCATGAATATTTTGCAGAATTGTTTGCGTTCCAGAATCAGCCGTTACCACTATGCCCAGATCGTCGGCAGTTGTGCCGCTATTAAAATCGTTGATATCCCCAGCCCTGGACGTAAAAATAGTCTGAGGTCGATCCGTTGTGGAGGCTGTGACCAGACGTCCTTGAAAGAACTGACCGCATCGAGGATAACCATGCTCAGGACTAAACTCATCCTCTTCAAGCAACCAGTTATCCCCACCAACATCAAACGTCGTTACGGATGAGGTAACAATAGGAAGGACCAGAATGGTAGCCGTTACTGATCCAGTACCCCCCACCGCGGTAATTACATAGTAAGAAGAAAAATTGATACCGTCGCTATCTGTGGCCGCAATTATTCGTATATGTTTCCCCACATCGTCAGCAACCGTGAAAGGCGCCCCCGTTGCAGTTATGGTTATACTTCCACCTACAATGGCATTCGCGCCTATCGGCACTGTCAATGTTCCTGTTTGAATAAGACCAAAGGCAAAAGATGGAGAATTGGCCGGGAAGAACTCATCAAAAGACCAGTTATTTTCAGATTGCCTTATCACCTTTCGCATGGGCGGTTCATTATGAAAAATAATCATAACGTCAAGACTTTGCGTCCAGGTGATTTCGTTTAACTGTTGATTATCGTAGACATTAGTATCAACGGTAGCCACCAATTGATTAGGGCCTGACCCGGTATCTTCTTTTCTGAATACATAAAAACGACTAACTGTGAAAGCGATTATGTAATTCTGGCTAATAGAAAAATTAAAATCTATTAATTTAACAACGTCCTGGGTTTCTACATTAAAATTTACCGTAGCGTTATTTGCTCCCCCTCCTGCGGTTGCGGCTCCCTGGTTAGGGACGGTCGTATAATCGCCGGTCCTTACCATTTCAAGTGTCAAGATTACCCCGGCATTTACGGAAGCTACCCGGATTCGTGCGGGTACGGTAGACGAACCTCCCACCACCGTTAAAATATCTTCAACCGAATAACCAGTTCCCCCACTTAGGATGACAATATCCGTTAAGGCTAAAGGAATAGTTGTTACAGGAGCATCTAAAGGGGGGATTAAGGTCATGGTTTCCAGGCCATCCCTGCGCCTGAAACCACCTTGGGGGAAAGGTAGGACGTTCCGCATTTTAGCCGCGCCATTAACAAATAGCTCCAAGTCGGAGCGCATTATAATTAGCGGGTCAACTTCGCCGTTCGTGAAATTAGTTTTTACAGGTCGGAGTCTGGCCACTATATACCACCATGCCGAACCGCCGTAAGTGGATAATTCTTGATTGCCTGGGAAGGATGGCCTTGAGAGTCGATGCGCTGGGCTTCTTTGAAATAACCGCCCTTGCCTCTTTCTTCTGGCGTACCCCATGCTCTCTTTTGCGCCGCATCAGCCACGCTTTGCTGGTCTGTGACCGGGAAGGCCAGTTCTGCCATCATGGCGTAGATCATAAGCTGGTTAATATGAGGGGGAAGCAATTCTGAATCAATATTGACTTGGTAATCAATAAAGATTTGCGGGGAATTGGTTAAAAGTAACCGTCCGAAAATATCAAAGTCGGTGTATTGTGTGCCTCTGCCAGAATTAAAAGAACTGTCCCATACGGTCCTGGGCAAACTGGTCAGCATATCGGCGGGAAGCTGATACTCAAATTCATACTGAGTAGGCGGCTCATTCAGGGTTTGGGTAAGCTCCTGGGATTTAAACATGACGACACGCCAAGGACCAGCGGTTAAAACCCTCAACTTTACATCGGGGAAAATTTCAGCGCAGAGGGGACCTGTAGACAATTCCGCAAAAGATGCGATTGACTCAGCCCCTAATCTTACCAGCGCCGCGGAACATATTTGAACATCGGACGCCATGATTTACCCCGTTTTTTTCAGTTCTTCATTTTTCTTTTTAGTTGCTCTGGCGTTAGCCATTCGCTTTTGTGCTGGGGTCAATTCACTTTCCGCGAATTCCTCAGAGACTTTAGCTAAAAAATATTCAGGACGAATAACGACATTGACACCATTCGGAGCGCCTACAACCAATTCAGCTACGCAATCCTTGGCAATTACCTTAATCAAAGAATTTCGTTGCAGTAAAATTCTCTGGCTATTGAAATAGCCGGGTTCCATCATGTCGGCTAGGCCATCCTTATCGCTGGCATAAACAAAAAGCCTGATTGTTTTCGTTCCGCTGATAAAAGCAGGAGCAAAATTATCTCTTTCAAAAGACATAGAAATCCTTTCTTAAAGAAAACCCCCGCCGTTTCCAGCGGGAAATTTCAGATTAAGCGGCGTTGATATCAACGGTTTGAGTGGTGATAGGATTGCCATCCGACCCATCATTATTAATAAATATGATTGTGAAGGTGTCGGTTCCACCTGTACTTGCGGTCAATAGAATCCAATCATTTGGGCGAAAATTACCCAGCATGTTGTTATTCTTCAAAGGTGGGGTCGCCGTATTAGTAATTGGGAAATAACCACTTCCCTTAACCGTACCAAAAGTATCAGGGGTGGTATAGGACCATACTTGAGGAACAACCCCAGCCCGTCCTTGTGCGCCTACCGGACTCAAATCTGTTCGTATAAAAGCCATATCAAAAACTCCTTATGGGTTAAATTCGGTTATTAGGATTCGTCAACGATAATTTTCACAATACCAAGCGGGTCAATAACGACCGCCCCGGCAGAGAACAAACCGTTAGACAACCACGAAGTTTTCTCAGCAATCCAGTCCACGGTGGTCCTGAAATCAATACCGATAGCGTAACCGGTAGAACCGCGCATTCCGCCATGATAAGCAAAACAGGTTCGGTCATTAGTGGAAAGAGGTAGGCCACCTTCTTCACGGGTTTCGATCATTATGAATTGAAAGCCCATGAAAGAATTAATTTCCCCATTTACCAAAGCCTTGACGACGTTAAAATCTGAACTTGTCGCCTCAGTGGTGGCCAAAAGTTGCTCTTGAGCCGTAGGACTCCAAATAATATGGCGATCCGTGGAAGGAACGGCCTGGTCGTTGAGAAACTTGGAAGCTTCCCGCAAGGTTGCAACGCTCATAACCGCTGAGGGAATTGTACCGGCCAACCCTGTAGCCGCTACCATTGCGTCAATAATAAGCTGATCGGAGCGTCTACCGATTGCATCGGCGATAGTCGTAGCAAGTTCTGCGCGTTCAGAGTAATTGACTTTCTGTTGATCGAAAATATCTGTGTATTCCGGAGCATTCCAATCTTCCAACGTAGCAACTACATTGGTTTGCTGGATGTTCATGGGAATAACATCGGTCTGGGGCAACCTGGGGGTAGCCAAACCCTTACCGAATTTAGGAAACTGGTGAGTAGCGCCTACAACTCCGGTCTTTACGCGGATAGAGGAACGAATCTTACTTGAACCTTGATAAGCCTGTTTAACTTGAGCGTCAAACTCTGCAACTTCATTGTTAGTTAGTGAGCGAGCCATTTGGGCAACTCCGAAATTAAGGTTAAAGAAACTTAAACTTAACCGATTGCCAAATGGTATTTAGGTAGGTCTATATACTAGTCTTATACTACTTTTTTAAAAACTAGTATGAAGATTGCCACCGACCAGAAGGGTCAGTAAACAACAATAATTTAATCTAAATAAAATGGATTATGAGGATAATTGCTAACCTCAGTCCACTTGTGTACTACTATACTAATTTATTAACTCTTTGCAACTATTTTATACTTTTCCTATAAAAGAGAAACCTTGAACCGTTGCGTCGTCGGCGTCCTCAGTATTTCGTATCTTCATTTTAATTGTATCCCCGCTTGACATAGCTATAACCCCAGCAAAAGGAGTTGAAGCTAAAACCAGGGAAACTTCTACGGGCGACGGTGCAATAGAGGCGGACAATTCTGCACCATTTACAGCGGGGACAAATTCAAAAAGTTTTCCTTGCGCTGTTTTTGTTAATGACCCAAAACCATTTACGGATAAAGTTATATCTTCCTTCCCTTCATATCGGAATTCCCCGTTGATGGGATTAATCAGGGTAAATCTTTCAGTCCCTATTATGGTAAAAGTAGCATTTGTAAAATTAATATCCTGAAAAACATCTGTGGTGTTAATAGTGGTTAAATCCGCGCCGCCAGTAACGGCAAAATTAAATATAATTTGACTATCTGGAACGCCTTCCACCTGGGAAACTGTAATTCTAGGATCAGTCTGCGTCAGCGATCCAGTGTTATAAGTTCCCACGACTCCCGCTACACCTACAAAATTACGGTTTATGCTAAAAACTGATCCAGAAGCTAAATATATTCTAGCCCCTCCGTTATAATCTGGTTGATCTTCTATTAAAAGGGTCTGGCTGTCACTTAAACCGTGAGGCGACACAGTTGTTACTGTCACCGAATTGGCAATCCAGGTTCCAGAAGTATTCGTAATAAACGGAGTTGATAAAATAAATTCATTAGTATTTGGGGTGTCCAATATAATGGCGGGGATATTATAAGCAGAAATACCTGTAGTAAGAGTTACTTCCTGATTAACTACAAGACCATGCGGTGCCGCAGTAGTTACTAAAATACCTAAAGAATTAGTGACAACAGAATTAACCGTCCCATTCGATGTATTATCCGCTATGCCGGATATATCGCCAGTGACACCAGTTTCAAAAAATTCCCCCCCGGCTTCCAAGTCAACCAAAACCATATCTATGCTGATTCGGGAATCCGCGCCTATATTCGGATCAATAAATAATGCGGATTGACCCGACCTTACTAACCATTCCCCCTCTGCGATATTTCCTCTGACCACGTTATCCCCAATTATGCTGACCAAAGTAAAAGAGGCTGTGCCAGGATCAAAAACTGTACCAGCTATAAAAAACCGCTGGTTTCCCTCGAGGACCAAAGGTCCGCACTCTTCACAGTCTAAAGAATTTATACCAACTAGAGCAAAGCCTTTAATAGCCCCTAACGAATCCCAATTAAAATAAACCTGACGGTGAGCCGAAAAAGTAGAATTAGTTGTAAATACTCCGGCATCAAGATCAAATAAAGTAGAAGTTCCCCCTAAATTTTGAATAAAGGATTGTTCTGTCACAAAACTAGAAATATTGAATCCAGTTATAAAGGTTCCTGACCCTCCAAATTGAAGGTTGTTTATTCCTGGATAGGTGCTTGATATACGATTAGTCACCCCTTGCGGTATTTGTATTCTATTACCCCCTGTCGGAATCACATCAAAACGACTATAAGATTTATTTGGGTCAAATTCTATTACACCCGCGCTTGGTTCTGGAAAATCTGCTAAATTTCAGAC